ATATATAAGAATTATTCATTGTATGCCTGGGTATTCATTAAGTGCAATGGATCCAGATGATAGTTTATACATTGCTGTAAAATAATTTAATTTATGTAATAATAAAAAAAATGATTAAATCTACATAAGTTATTATGAAATATGCAATCATTGATGGCACTACGGTAAAAAGCACTGGTACGATTCAACAATTATTTCCTAATACAAGTTTCTGTTCTAGCCCTAACGCAACTTTTCTTGCTGATAATAATGTTGTTGAACTTGTAGAAACACTTACTTTTACTCCTCCCATACAAAAATTATCTTCTGTTGCTGCATATCTTGATAGCGGTAAAGCATATAACGTAAAAGTAGAATCAACGACAACAGATGAACAAACTGCTCTTATTAACGAACAATGGCAAGA